TTTTTGATTGACACTTTGGGGGGTCAATTTTTTTTTTTATTCCAGCTCCCGCGCGGCGAGCTGACGCCGCCGTTAGAGTATTAGTCGTGTGTCCTACGTCCGTACTCCTTGTAACTCTTTGGCTAGCGTCAGTTTAACCGCAGCGGGCTGGAATTATTGTTTATTGCCACCGTTGGTGTCAATTAGCACTAATATATCAAGGGGTTATTAGTGCTTTTTTCTGGTCAACCGTTGTTTTGTACGAAGGTTAGACCAATTTGTTGCTTTGAATTTTCTTACAAAATTTCGCAGCTTTTTTTGTGGCTCCGCCATAGGAAGTGTTTTTTTATCGCTACGCGCGAGGCGGCAACTGCGAGTTGCATCCGGATTTTTTTAGAATAATGGAGCGCTTCGCTTACCGGCGGAGCCGTAGTTAGGGGTTAGGGTTTTGAGTTTGTTCGTCCGCTGTACTTATATCTTCGATAACAGAGGTATCCTTTTTTGGTGTTCGTTTTGCCCGTTGCTTTTTAGCGATTTCAATAAATTCGACCTCTTTTTCCTGAATAAAGGCGGCACGGTCTACAGCGTCCATTCCTGTCATGTCGAGGTCATTGTTATCCTCATAGTATACTTTTTCCCTTTCACCGCCAAGAGGCATACCTTTTGCGTAACGGGCCATTATTTCAGTTACAGACATAGATTGGTCGGGTATAGTACGGGATGGTTGAAAATTCATTTCCAACTGATTATATTTTAAACCGTCATATTTATTTTTTATAACAGGTTTTTTTGCGATTGGTTTAATTGCAATTTCTGACATATATTTAAATTTTGTTTTTTGTGATTGAATTTTTGTTTTTTAACATAATTTTTATTGATACTTTATCAGATTCAAATTTGTTGGTGTAATACATTGGGTCCTTTTCATATTCGATTAAATTTTTAATCATGTTTTGCCGTTGGAAGAATCCCACGGCTTTGCGTTGTTCCGGCTCATATAGTTTATCCTTGTAATATCTTGGCATTGATATTTTTTTGCCGTCTTTTATGTTGCAATACATGCGGTTTTGCAAGTCGGCGAAATGCCATTTTTTGATGTTTTCGGTTAAATAACATGAGCCCAATTTTTTGACATAAGAGCGAATTCGGGTAAGCGGTCGTCATTTTTGTGCATTGGAATAATACCTTTTTTTGACATATATTTTAAAGTATATCCTACCGATGCTTCGCTTACATTGCCAAAATGCGTGGAGCCTAAACCCCACGCCTTGTCTATTAAATTGATGTCGCAATTATATATAATCGCATGATAATGTGGCCTTTTTGTGATACCACCATATTCGCCACACAAATAATACTTAATTCGTATATCTTTATTGTGTAATTTACGCAATCGTTTAAAGAACTTTTGAATATGTTCTTTATTTAATGTCATAAATCCATTATCTGTTATAGATACAGTTTCTGTATTATATGTAAGGGTGATGAAATGGGCGGAAGTGGAAACCTTTTCTTCTTCCATAAGTCTGAAAGACCATTGTGAAACACGCCTTGCAAAGCAGGCGGGGCATTTGCCGCAAGGTACGGCAATACTTTGTAGTTCGCCATTGACTTTATTTGTGGTTTTAACTGTGAATGGTGTTTGACACTCTGCCATTAGAAGGACGGATTACCGTATTTAGCCATTGGCCTTACGGCCTTAATTTGGTGTACAATTTGACTGTAAAGATGATCTACATTTGGGTCTATTACAGCGAAAACTCTCGGGTCAGGGTCGCATTCAATAAAGGTCTGATTGAGTGCAGGTTCTGTACCGAATTGGCGACCATTATGCCAAAAATCAAGACTTGTTCGGAATTCTCCTGCGACACGATTTTCACAGAACTTGTATTCAGCGTAACGTGGTGTATAACCGAATGTATCTGTAGGATTGGCACTTTCTGCATATAATTCTCGGTTTTCGATTGGCTGTTCTCCAATATTTTCGAATTGTGGCCAAAATTCATCCATTGGTGAATTTATTTTGAGAAAGTGTTTTGGAATGCCTTGCTGATAAGCAGGTTTAGGCATTACAGATGTCATACAAATTATATATCCTCTTTCATGGCAAAAGTAAGAACCTGACGAACCGCCAACAGCAGAAACGCCATGACCGGCCATGTCTCCTTGCGGTGCTGTTTCTGTTCCAGTTGTGTTCAAAACTTCGCTGATGATTACAGGCGATTTTGTGCGGCTGATTAACTCTGGTCTTTGTAGGCGGCTGTCTTGTGGTTTTAAACCGAAAAAAGCTAAAGTATTTTCGGCCAAACGTGAACCGCCTCTGGCGGCTTTTTCAAGCCATTCTTGAAGTTTAAAAGCTCTGCGTAAATCGCTAATGTTTCCAGCTCCAGAAACCAAATCAGAAGTTGAGGCAAATAACCTATTTGCAGCTATATCGGTGTCTAGCTCATCATCAACAATTGCGTCGGTTGGTGTACCATCAAGAGTAGTAGCATTTGCATTATTAAATAATACAGGTACATTGTTGAAATCTCCAAGAGGAATGCTTACAGCATCACCTTTTTGGGCAAATGGTAAAGCTGATGTGAAATAATCATGTTCCCAAGCTCTACGACGTAATACACGCAAACGAGGCTCGGCAGTGTTATTACCATCCTGTAGTTTGTAGGGAATTTCGTCTATAAGATTTTGGTCACGGTAATACTCATTGTAAATAAATTGATATGCTGCGAGTGGCATTGCATTAATATCGTGTTCGGCTGTTGACGGTGGAACACCTAAGTAATCATACAACTTGCTATTAGGCCAGCCACCGCCATATTTAACGTAAGGATGGGCAGGGAGTGAACCTGCTACTTTTGTGTTTGTTATCCATTTTTCGTAGTTGTCCCAAAGTAGACGTTTAGGGACAAAAAAATAATCGTGATAAACATCGTAACGATGCATCACTGGTGCTACAAGTGGAGCGAATCTTAATAAAGATTGTACGCCTAGTTGGTAGGAATCGCCTGGTATCGTATCCAAACATAAAGTCGGAATAAGTAAACCCATATTAAAAGATAGTTTGACATCATGAGAAAGGTCAAAAACATTTTTTTGGGGTTTAGTCATTTTGACGGAATTAAAAATGTTTGCCATTTTTTATTTGTTTTTTTTGTGAGTAAGATCTTGCCAAATAGCTTTTGCAAGGTGACCAATTTCAAAAAAGAAATTTAAAGCTGCGAAGAGCTTTTTTTTAATAGTTTTCATAAAGTTTTAATGGTTTTTTTTTAAAGGCGAATACCGCCACGACTTACATAATAAGTTTTAGAAACCTTTCTTTTGCCTTTACGGCTGATGCGTCTTTTCATGTTTTTATTTGTTTTCAATTATTGAATCCCCTGTTACCGTTTCCCATATTTCATTGGCTATACGGCCAGCTATACGGGACCATTGGGGGTCGTGGGGGTTTACGCCAATGGCTTTTAATTCATTGTCATATTTAGATGACTTGATTTGTTGTTCCAACATAGCTACTTGGGCAGGAAGTAGTTTTACACGTTGGGCACGGTGAAGTAAAATAGCTTCTGCAGCAGAACGTAAGTTCATTTTTGTCATTGCGGCAGCACGTTCATTTGCTGATATTGTATAGTTAGTATTAGCGTCCATCTGTTTAAGACGCTGCATCTGAATTGCTGGCTCCCATAGTTTTGATTGTACTACTGAATCTTTTGTTCTACGTAGTATATCATTGGTGTTTTCAAGACCTTCAGTTTGTTGGTCTATAAGTTTATTGGTAGCATATTGACCTATTCGTTTTTCCTCTAATAGTTTAAGGTCTAATTGTTTTTCCTGAACTCTTAGAAAGTTGGCCATAAAAGCATTCATCATTCCGTCAGGATTGACGGTAATAGCTTTGGCCTGATTAGGTTGTGCATTTGTTTGTTTAGTTGATACACTTTGAACGGTTGAAGAACCGTTTCCGTATACTAAATTAGGATTAAGTCCTGCTTGTTTTAAGCGAAGCATTTGGGCTGCTGGACTGTTATAGTCATTTTCAAATGTTCTGTCGGCTATTGTGTCGGAACGTTGCCGATTATAAGCGTCAGTGTTGTATTGGTTTTGGCGTTTTTCGGCGTTTTTTTGGAAAATGGCATTTAAGCCATTGCCAAGAATATTTAAACCGCCGCCAATGATACCGCCAGCAGCATTACCAAGGGTTTTTAGTAGTCCCATTGTTTTTTTTTTTGTAAAATTAGTAATTTTTTTTGATTGACACTTTGGGGGGTCAATTTTTTTTTTTATTCCAGCTCCCGCGCGGCGAGCTGACGCCGCCGTTAGAGTATTAGTCGTGTGTCCTACGTCCGTACTCCTTGTAACTCTTTG